ATTATGGCTCTAGTATCACCAGGCGTAGAAGTAACAGTAATTGACGAAAGTCAATATATCCATTCCGCTGTCAACACAGTACCTTACTTCGTGGTTGCCACGGCACAAAACAAAGTATCCAGCGACGGAATCACCGTGGCAGCCGGTACACTAGCTGCTAATGCAAACAAAACATATTTAATCACCAGTCAACGTGATTTGGCAGCCACATTTGGTGTGCCATTCTTCTACAACACCACAACTGGTACACCAATCAACGGTTACGAACTCAACGAGTATGGCTTGTTGGCCGCTTACTCGGCTCTGGGTGTTACCAATCGTGCTTATGTACAACGTGCCAACGTGGACCTTACTGAGCTTACTGCCAGTTTGACTCGCCCAACTGGTGATGCTGCCAATGGAACCTACTGGCTGGACACCTCGGTAAGCACCTGGGGCATTTTTGAATGGAATGCTACCACTGCTACTTTTGATCTGCAGACTCCCACGGTTATTACCGACGCCACTGATGTGGTGGGCGGCAATGGTACAAACTTGATTGCAGACAACACACCCTTGGCCACTATTGGAGTAATTGGTGACTATGCTGTGTCAGCAGTTGACGCGGACAATATTTTTGAATACTACAAAAAATCCAATAACACCTGGGTGCAACTGGGCAGCGATGCCTGGAAAACTGCCTGGCCCACAGTTGAAGGAACCAATGCTGTTACCACCACATTGACCATTGGTACCAACATGATCATCAATGGCCAGACAGTCACAGTTGGTGCTACTAACACTGTGGCAGGCTTTGCAGCTGTGATCACAACGGCAGGCACAGGACTAGGCTTCTCAGCTGCCGCTGTGAGCAATCAACTGTATATCTATGCAGACTCCACAGCCGGCACAGACAGTTCAACATTGAGTAGCAATGGTTTTATTGAAATTCAAGCAGGTGCCAATCCAGGTACATTGTTGACCACACTGGGTATCACCGTAGGGCAATATCCAGCGCCGGACTATTTTCCTGGATACAGTTATCAACAACCCAAATGGATCTCGGGCACAGGCATTGACCCATTGGATGCCAGACCCACTGGCTCTATCTGGCAGAATATCAGCACAGCCAACAACGGATTGAACATTTCGCTGAAAAAATACAGTGCCACACTTGACACTTTTGTCACACAGGCAGTGCCTGCCTTTTCAGGTGATACTCAAGCAATCTACGCTCTAGACCCTGTGGCGGGTGGAAAAAATATCCCTGCGGGAACCACGTATGTGAAATATAATTCTTTCGATTGGAGTACCACAATTGACACAGGGGCCTTTACAATTCATGAAAGATTAACAACAGGGGAAACAGTTATAACTGGTACCACCATTCCTACAGCATTTGTAAGCGGCAACAGTTTTTCTTTAAATTCTACCACCCCTGGTTCTACTGCAATAACCGCAGCCACGGTGACTCTCGGTGGCACAACAGTAAGTGATTTTATCACTGCTGTATCTGCAGCAGGAAATCCTTATGTGTCAGCCAGTGTCAACACAGCAGGCAACATTGTGTTTACTCACAGTGCAGGTGGTTCTATATTTTCAACACCTATTATAGGCACTGCAATGGCCACAGCTGGTTTTACTTTTGGATCACCAGCCCAAGTAGGTCATTCAAGCGGTGGCGCCAATATATTGAACTTGTCTAACTGGGTATCTGCACCGTTGTTTACCTACACAGCCAGCACCACCGCTCCAGATCAGGATCCTGCAGACGGACGTTTGTGGTACTACAGTTCTGTGAGTGATGCTGACATCATGATCCAGGACAATGGCACATGGCAAGGTTATCGCAATGTGACCAACGATGTTCGCGGTTACGATTTGACTGCAACCAATGCCACTGGCCCAATTATTTCAGCCACAGCACCTACCACACAGACCAATTCTACCACAACTGACACAGAAAGTCCATTGGCAAATGGTACTTTGTGGATTGACACTTCAGACTTGGAAAACTATCCTAAACTATACCGTTGGCAACCAGTCAACACCATTCAACAATGGGTGGAAATTGATACCACAGACCAGGTCACCCAGAATGGTATCTTGTTTGCGGATGCACGATGGGCACCCAATGGTACCACTGATCCTGTGTCAGATCCTGAACCCAGTATTGAAGATTTGCTGGTGAGTGATTATCTTGATCCAGATGCTCCAGATCCTGCACTGTATGCACAAGGTACCTTGTTGTTCAACACACGACGTTCAGGTTACAATGTCAAGAGTTTCCAAAGCAACTACTTCACAACCACAGCCACTGACTATGCAATTGATGCTTGGTCAGCCAGTACCACCTATGTGTACAATGATTTTGTGAGTTACAATGGTACTATCTATGTTTGTATTTTGGCTCCCACAGCCAATCAGAATCCAAGCAATACCACATACTGGGACGTGCTGGTTCTCAATACCTGGCTAACTGCATCAGGTAACCGGGACGATGGAGCCATGTGGTCAGGTCGTTTAGCACAACGCCAATTGGTTATTCAAGCACTCAAGAGTGGCATTGACACCAGCACCACAGCCCGTGAGGACCAGACACAGTACAACATACTGGCCACACCTGCTTATCCAGAGTTGACACCAAACATGATTGCACTCAGCAACGAGCGCAACAATACCCTGTTTGTTGTGGGTGACACTCCCATGCGCCTGGGACCAGATGGCAACAGCCTGGTGGCATTTGCCACAGACAACAATGGCCTAGGACAGCCCAACGGTGACGGTAACTCAGCCACCAGCAACTACTGCGGTGTGTTCTACCCAAGTTGCCAGACCACTGACCTTGGTGGCAACACAGTGGTTCAACCTCCAAGCCACATGATGGTACGCACAATTCTGCGTTCAGATGCAGCCAGTTATCCATGGTTTGCACCAGCTGGCACACGTCGTGGAGTGGTTGACAATGCCTTGTCGATTGGTTACATCAATGCACTGACAGGTGAGTTTGAGCAAATTGGTGTGAGCCAAAGTGTACGTGACATTTTGTATGAGCGCAATATCAATCCAATCACGTTCATTCCCGGAATCGGTATCACCAACTTTGGTAACAAAACATCCAGCACAGTGACCACTGCCTTGGACCGCATCAACGTGGCACGACTGGTGGCATTCTTGCGTGGACGCCTGGAAGAAATTGGCAAACTGTACTTGTTTGAACCCAATGACACAATCACACGCAATCAAATCACCAATACTGTCAACAGCCTGATGATAGACCTAGTGGCCAAGCGTGCCTTGTATGATTACCTGGTGGTTTGCGATTTAAGCAACAACACTCCTGCACGTATTGATGCCAATGAATTGTGGGTGGACATTGCGATAGAACCTGTAAAAGCAGTGGAATTTATCTATATTCCTTTGCGTATCAAGAACACAGGCGAGATTGCAGCTGGGGGCTAACACAATCGGGGGCTGATTTTTCAGCCCTCGTTCTAGGTAAATAAACACAACAGGAGATAACAAATGGCAAGTGCATCACTAAACAAAATGACAGTACCCTTAGCAAGCGATCAATCCGCGAGCGCACAGGGCCTGTTGATGCCCAAACTCAAATATAGATTCAGAGTATTGTTTCAAAATTTTGGTGTAAGTAATGAAACCACCGAACTGACCAAACAAGTGGTCAGTGTAGCAAGACCCAATCTAACATTTGAAGAAATCGCATTACCAATTTACAACTCAACACTTAAGTTGGCCGGACGCCACACCTGGGCTGACATTGCATGTTCAGTACGTGATGATGCATCAGGCAGTGTTATGACCTTGGTTGGCGAACAGTTTCAAAAGCAATTGGATTTCTTGGAACAAGCATCAGCAGCAGCCGGTATTGACTACAAGTTTGTGACCAATATTCAAATTCTCGACGGTGGAAACGGAGCAACTGAACCCACTGTGCTGGAAAATTGGGAACTCTATGGCTGTTACCTCAAAGGCGCAGACTACGGTGAATTAAATTATGGCACCAACGAAGGTGTCACAATTGCCATGACCATTGCCTATGACAATGCAGCACAAACAGCCACATCAGTCAATGACGGTGGTGTTGGTACTATTGCATCAGGACTCGGGCGTACCATTGGTGGAGCCGTGACAGGCGTTGGCGCTACCGCTTAAAGGTTAGTGCATGCCAACATTTGGTCAACAATTCGCGCAAGGATTTACTGAAGTCAATGCCTTGCGTGATTACACTCACGCCAGCAAGGTATTCACACCCAATTCGTTTGAACTCAAGCCACGTTATAAGTTTTTATTTCATGTGGTGTTTACCATCAATGGACAAATTCCTGGAGTGTCTTCGTATCTGGGAGTACAAGGTGCAACACAGTTGAGTTATGTGGTCAAAACAATTGACCTGCCCAAGTACACCATTGCCACGGAAACTATGAATCAATACAATCGCAAGCGTGTGGTGCAGACCAAGATCAACTATGATCCTGTTAATGTTACTTTTCATGATGATGCCGGCGATAATGTGAGAAAAATGTGGTACGCCTACTACAATTACTATTACAAGGACGCTTCACAACAGTATCTGGCCGCTTCCGCAACCAATGGTAGTCTGGGCGAAAGTGCCAACAAGGTCACAGGATTTGGATACAATACCAAGGACATCTACAACAACTCACGTGTGGGTGATGTCAACGACTGGGGTTACATTGGTGAATCCTACAATGATGGCACCAGTAGTGCATCAGGCAAACCTCCTTTTTTTCTTGACATACAAATTGTGGGATTTGATCAGCACAAGACAGCCACCTATGTGTTGATCAACCCGCTGATTACCAATTATGCCCATGATCAATATGCCTATGCCGAAGGCGCCGGCATCATGCAAAACAGTATGACCATCGCGTACGAAACTGTGAAATACTATGCAGGTGTAGTGGGACGAGACAGACCTGATCCCAAGACAGGCTTTGCTGATCCCAGTCATTATGATCAAACTCTCAGTCCAATCAGTCGACCAGGCAGTCGTGCCACTTTCATGGGTCAAGGTGGATTGTTGGATGCAGCAGGAGGAATCATAGAAGATTTGTCCAGCGGTGGACCTTTAGGACTTATTGGTGCTGTGCAAAAAGCAGGTACTACTTACAACACATTCAAGAATAAAAATCTCAAGAGTATTGCAGTGAGCGAGACAGTGGCTCTGGGCACAAAGGTGATCAAAGGCACTGCAATTCCACAGGCCATGCGTCAAATTCCCGGACGAAGTAGCGGCATGTATTATCCTGTGCCGGCCGATCTAGGCGCAAATCGCGCAGATAATATTGATGTGGGTGGCGGATTTAATCCTGCAGGACGACGTTAATTATGCCAAGTATCAATTATACCAATTACAATATTGATCAAACTGTGCGAGTGTTTGATGCATTCTACGACTATGATGTGAACATCTCTGCA